CGTTGGCCAACGTGGTCGATTCCCGGTTGACACCCGGTCGGAACTGAAGTTTCTGTAAGGGCATCTGGACTCCTACGACATGAACAGGGCGTGCTCGTCGAGGCGACGGTTTTGTAACCCTTTTAGTATTTTGCCACCAGCCATGCAGTACTTCAATAGTTCCTGTCCAGCGCCCTCTTTATCCCCCCGATTGAGCTTCTGGCGAAGCGTTGAACGCTGGAGTGTTCCAAGGCCGACGTTAAAACTGAAAGACACAAGGCCGTCAAACATGCCTTGTGTAAGAGGGGCAGTGATGTAGGTGTAAACCCCGCGCTCAAAGCGAGCCAGATCTGCTCTAAGTATTCCATCGATCTCGCCCATTTCAAAAGTTCTGAAGTCCTCGATCTTCAAGGCAAACCCATCCCGCTGGTCGATGGGTAACTTTCCCTGCTCCGGGTACAGCACGTGCCCAACGCCAATCGTCCAGAGCTTGGCCGGACAGCGGTAAGGCTTTTGTCTTACACCCTCATGGTGCATGATCATCTTGACGGCTTTAGGGCTGACGTTCATTTGCCGAATGCCCGACCGCCGAAGTGGAACGCAATGATGCTGGCAAAGAGCGCTTGGGTCTCATCGTCCCACAGCTGGTCAGCCATGTCCTGGAAGCCAACGCCCGTTGTAAACCCATGCCACACCAAGGCGCAGTCGATGGCCACCAGCAGCAGGAAGAACCCGTAGGTAATGGCCGGTCGCACGCTCGCCCGGAAGTTCTTCATCCACTGGCTAGTACCCTCGTTGAGCGCGGTATCGTGGGCGTAGATGGCCTGCATCTCAGCCTGCTGGGCGGCAATCAGGGAGACCTTCTCGTTGGACTTGGTCTCAAGCTCAATCTGCTGGGTGTGGATGTTCTCAACCCGCTCCTGGGCCTCAAACCCAAGTTTGCGCATCTCAAGCTCCCGGGCAATCTGCATCTGGGCCAGCTCCAACTCATGCTTCTTGTCGCTGCGGTCTTGGAAGAAGTCCAGAATCTTGGGCAAACCGCCCATCAGGAACGAGACCAGGGTAGAAAATAGTGTCAGCATTAGTAACTCTTTTTGGTTAACATTGATGAGGCGATGGCCATTAGGGACTGGATGTCCTCTATGCTCTCAGGTCGATCTTTGAACCCGACGGTAATTTGACCGATAAATCGTGAGTTATCTGGCGGGACCGAGATTCGACAGCCGTGGGTGACACCAACTTCGACGTACCACAACCCGATTTCGCTTTGTGGCTTGTGGTAATCACCGCATGGCGTCTCTCCTGCCATAAGCTTAACAACGTCTGCGTTATTGTTTGGGTTTTGTGTAAAGAGACCGACATCGATGCCCTCCATGCGCTTATCGCGCCCTTCCTTCGTATACGCCCGGTACAAGACTCGGGTGCCAAATAATGGGTTGACCTTGAAGATGGCCACTGTCTGTGCGTTGCCGTACTTGAACAGGACCGCTGCCGCGTCATCCGCCCGGGCCTCGTTGATGCTGGGTAGTTTCTGGCTTTCCTTGTAGGCGCCTACCAGCAGTTCTTGGTTGCTGTAAACAAACCAGGCGCAGAACCCAAAGATGAACATGATCAGGAGGGCGATGAGCTTGAACGGGCTGTCCACGTAGGCCAGCACCCTGTCCAGTACCCCCAGCGCTTTGTCTTGCTCACTCATTTCCACATGCCCTTTGAAATCCCCCACTGGACCAGCCAGTACATCGCCAAACCAAACGCCGCTATGATTGCCGCCGCAAGTTGCATGTCTTGTATGAACGCTTTGCGGTCGGCAGCATGGGTGGCGTCGATGATCTTTTGCTTGACCGCTTCAGCCTCTTCTTGCGCAATCTCTTTGCGCATGTTCTCTCTGACCGCAACCATGTCAGTCCAGATCTGGCCTAGACCAGACCACACCAGCAACTCATACAGCTCGTATTCTTGCCGCTCCAACTCGCGCCGCTTCAGGACAACATCCATCGCCTCTGCCGTCAACTCGGCGTCCGTCTTCTTGGGCTTGACCCCATTGGCCTTGTCCCACAGCGCCTCGCGCTTCTCCCGTTCTTTGGCCGCCTCCGCCTTCTCAAGAACTGCCTTCTTGTCGAAGTAGTCGACAATAGACTTGGTTACCTCATTGGCGTCTTTGCCGAGCTTGATAACCTCCTTGATGGTGGCTACCGCAGCTTTGGCTCCGGCGAAGGCTATGCCAATTGTGATCGGGTCCACATCAGTACGCGCCCTCTTTGAGGATGTTCACAAATACCGTGCCGTCTTCAAGCGCTTCGATCTCGTGTGGGAAGTTGGCGGGGAGATCGATTGGCTGCGTCTGGGCAGTCATCACAATCTCTTTACCCTTCACACGGACAATGCACGAACCCGCATGGCACACCGTAGCGTGATTCCAAACGTGTTCGTGTGACGGGAGCCCCTCGCCTTTGTCGGCGTGATAGACGTTGAACTGCGCCCCCGCATAAGCAAAACTGTGATACGGGGTTACTGGGGTCATACAGTCTGGGTACCGCTCGTGCCCGTTACAGGATATGGCGCAGGGTCAGGGACCACAACAATTTGCGTGGTCTGTGTATCGTAGTACCACTGATCGGCAACTACGTCGTCGGCGCAAGAAGTCCAGAAAAGCGGCTCAGCCACCGGAAACTCGCCGCCAAGCGCAACTACCTCGCATACACGCGCGGAGTTGGGGATTGGGGTGTATACGGGAAGATACTGGCTTGGGTTTTCCGGTGTTCGTTTAGGGTTTGCCACCCAGCTTGTAAGTGCTTGGGTTTGTGTTGTCGGGTCAATCAATGCGTCTTTCATCTTTTCTCCTTACCACTGAACAATAACGCCGCCAGCGCCGCCGCCACCAGAACCAAAAGTGCTGGTGCCGTTACCTGTAGAACCCGCACCTCCTCCCGTACCGCCACCCGTACCACCAACGCCAGCAGTAGCATTTCCCCCCGCAGCACCAGGACCTAAAGCAGATCCGCCAGGTTGACTGGGCGCGCCGCCTCCGCCACCAGACATGGCGCCACCACCCCGAGCACCACTGCCGCTATAGCCACCTGAGTTAGCGCCACCATTGAAAACGGATGAGGCACCATTCAAAAGCATCGTACCGGTCGTGCTGTATGTGCCTTGGGCGCCATCAGTGCCGTAAGTAACACTTGACCCTCGTCCGCCTGTCCCCCCGCCCCCGCCGGTAGCAGACGCAAAAGCTCCAAAACTACTTGTACCCCCTGCACTTCCAGAAGGGGCTGTTCCGCCAGGCACGTTGTTGTTTGGGGCGCCTGCTGCGCCGCCACCGCCAACAGTAACCGCTACGGACCCACCAGGCGTAAGGCCTGTAACAATCGCGCGAATAAAACCACCGGAACCGCCGGAACCACCAGCAGTTACTGGCGGGCAAGTGGGGAAAGAGCTGGACCCTCCGCCACCGCCAGCCCCGCCCCAGATAGTTACCATTACACGCGTAATACCGGTAGGCACTGTAAATGTGCCACTCGCCGTAAACACCTGGACGTTAGGGCCGACAAAACTGCCGGAAGCCGCAGTGGTTTGTACCGAAGCATCTGCGAACGTAATTGACGTTCCGCTTACTGTGATTGCCATGTTCTAACTCCTTGGTTACGGGGCTGCCGTGAAGCTACCAGACGAGTCCAGCTGCGCCACAATCGTGGACCCGTATTTGAAAACAAGATTACCACCGGACTCTTCAACGGTAAAGTTGGTTGTGACCAGCTTGGTGGAATTCGTAGCATTCGTCGCGTTTGTCACTGCCGTGGAGCCGATTGCTGACACCATCTGAGCGCCAGAAGCAGCAGCAAACGTAGTTCCATCACTGTACGCAATACCCGTGAAGCTGGGAGAAGTCTCAAGCGTGTAGAAATTCGTGCCGTTGCTGAACACGTAATACTTCTTGCCTGCGGGGATCGTGATGCCTGTGCCAGCCGGGGTGGTGTTACCAAGAACCGAGCTGTTGTAGATCGTCATGGCCTGGGCGCTGTTGTTCCAGATGACGTACTGTTTGGCGTTAGGGGGAGCGTAGATGCTGAACGGTGCCCCTAGCCCAGTCGTAAAAGCCAGCGAAGCGTAGATGGCTTGGTTGGCCGACGCCGTTGCCGTAGACCCGCTCACATAGGTCAGCGCTTGGTTAGCAGATGCCACCGCAACAGACTGAAAACCCGAGATGGCTGGGTCCAGCACGTACGCAAACGTGTCATTGGTCGTTGTGCCCCAGGTTCCCGGTTGGGCGCCGTTGGCAATCAGCTCGATCCGTAGATCAGGAGAGTATGTAGACATGTTGTGTCCTTATCGAAAACGGGGGCCTCGCAGCCACATTGTTGCCGACTTACGCACTCCTGACGTAACCGGCACCACACGATGCTCCAAAAACGATGGAAACGCAATCACTGACCCCTTGACCAGCGGAGCGGTGTACTCGGAATATAGCCTAATCTGGAACTCTCCGCCAGTAAATTCGGCAGGATCGTTAAGCAAACAGACAACCGTCAGTTTTCGGTCCATTGGCAGCCCCGACAAAGGGAAGACATCCATGTGCCAGTGGTAGTGCTGCTCCGGCCCGTACTCGGCAAACTGAATATTCTCGTTGTCCGTGATGTGGTAGTCCCAGGTACAGACTTGATTGCCCTCAAAGGCGACATTTTTCAAGTAAGTCTCAAGCCAGTGGTTTGGGCCAGCAAACCGGACAACGGTGTTTCTAGTACTGTGGTCTTGGGTTTCCCCCTCACTACCCATAGTAGCGTCTTTGCTTGGCAAAGAGGAAAGATCCTCCACAGCTTGGTCGCAGACTTCGGCAGGCACGGCGCCCATGTACCAGATTGGGAGATGACTCAATTACGTTCTTCCAGTTTCTTTTCGAGATCCAGCACTCGCTGGGCCAGCTGGATACACGCGACCAAAGCCGCCGGACCGTAGTCTACCGTTAGATAGCCGTTTTCCAGGGGGATAACTGCCGGAGGCATCAAGGGCTGCAAAGACTGGGCGCTCACACCCACTCGGGTCTGGCCGTCATCCGTCCGGTCAAAAACCCCGTGTTTGATCTGTGCCAAAGACTCAATGAACCCGGGCGGTAGTTCACGCCAGTTGGTTTTCAACCGTTCATCGGACGAAGCCGAGAACGAAGCCGCCGTCATTACGTTGGTCGACGAGTTGTACGACACGCTGGTGCTGACGTACGGCGTAGTGTTGGTTCCCGTAGCGGTCACCCCAACAACATAGTTGGTCTGGGCTGCTGCTGTTGACGTTACGTTAATCAGCGTGCTGGGGCCAGTAGGTCCCGTGGGGCCTGTGGGCCCGGTCGGGCCAGGTCCGCCAGTAGGGCCAGTGGGTCCAGTGGGTCCAGTGGGTCCAGTTGGGCCGGTAGCGCCCACACCGCCTTGGGAACCAAACGCCAAAGCGTTGACACCGGAGGTGTTGTCTTGGGTCAGCAAACGGCTGAACAAACACTGCAAGAAATACTTCTGGTTAGCTACAGCTACCGAGCGTTGCAGAACCCCGTCGATAAAGTAGCGGACCGTGACCCCGTCATAGGTGATTGAGAACACCGTGGACGTTGTATACGTACCATAACCGCTAAGAATCGTGCCGCTCTCAAGAATTTGAATAGAGCCCGCCGCTGCGTACCAGGCGTAGTTCGGGTTGGTGTAGTTAGTACTAGTTGTCGGGCTGGTCGAGAAACCGCACACCACATACTGCGTGCCAGCGGTGGACATTCTGAAAGTCACGTACGCGCCGTTGTAATACGACTGCGCCGAGTAGACCTGCGCATCCCAGCTGGCGTTAACGCCCGGGGCAACCTTGTAGAAGTTGTTGGAATCGGTCGTATCCTGCGCGACGTTTACCAAAACAGGTGTCCATGTAGCGCCACCGCGAGCACCTTGGGGACCGGTCGGTCCGGTGGGGCCGGTGGGGCCTGTTGGCCCCGTAGCGCCTTGAGCGCCGGTAGCAGTAATAGTCCAAGAGGCAAACGTCCCCGAACCGCCGGTCAGCGTCACGTTCACGGTCAGCGTTGTGCTGCTAAACGATGTAACGGTGCCTTCCATGTAATTGGCTGGCGACGCGGTGCTGAAAATGCGGATGTACTGCCCAACCGCAAACGCCGTGGCGGTTGACGCTACGTTGGTTGTGAATGACTTTGACCCCGTACCAATCGCCACCGATGACGTAGATGTCATTGCGGTGTAGCCAAGACCGGTTGGGCCGGTAGGTCCAGTGGGCCCGGTGGGGCCAGGGCTACCAGCAGGGCCAGGAGAACCCGTGGGGCCAGTAGGACCAGGACTGCCTGCGGGTCCAGTAGGGCCGGTCGGGCCGGTTGGGCCAGAAATACCCGCAGCCCATGTACCATCCCCGCGCCAGAAGGTGGAAGTAGATGCGCCCGTGCCACTGTTCAGGTTAGTAACAGGCAGGTTTCCGGTTACGCCGGTAGTCAAAGGTAGGCCGGTGGCGTTGGTCAGAGTCCCAGAAGAAGGAGTGCCCAGAGCATCACCGTTTACGA